GGACGCGGAATGTCGAGATGACTATTTCGTTCGACTCCGCGAACGAGCACCACGATCTCTTGCCTGCAATTTTCCGAGTCTGTGCAAGTACGCAGACTGGAGGTGGAGACGAACTGTTAATCAATATGCACATCCACCTGGACTCGACTTTACGCTCACGGATCTGCCTGACCTATCTGAATGGGTGGATGACAACACTCGAGGAGGAGTAGATCGGTAAGTGCCCGCTCCGCTACGCTCCGCTTTTACTGAGCTCGCAATCAAGGCCGACAGGTCGGCCGCTCGCTCAGCGGAGAGGCAGCTTTGAGGTTGCTGTGGCTAAACTTCTTAGTAAGACCGATGAGTTTGGTCCTATTTGGACCGACGAGGACTGGGAAAACAGTGTGGGCACGCTCTTTGACGACTAAGCATCTCTACTTTTGTGGCTTATACAGCTATGCTGAGGCTGTAAAGGCAGACGAGGCAGAATTGGCTATTTTTGACGATATTGCAGGGGGTATCAAGTTCTTTCCTATGTTCAAAAACTGGTTGGGTTGCCAGAAACAATTTCAAATCAAAGGGCTTTACAAGGATCCTCAACTCATTGACTGGGGTAAACCTTGCATTTGGATCAGCAATACGGACCCTCGCTTAGACATGTCACTTGCAGATGCGGAATGGATGGACGGAAACTGTGTATTCGTAGAAGTTACGGAGCCCCTCTTTAACGCTCGGTCCACCTCAACTGGGCCTCTGGAGTGAAATGCACACTTTGACCCTCTAACCCTTCTCCAAAATCAAACAAGTCAATGATGTAGAAATCCCCCATGCTTCGTTTCTGAAGAGACGAATAAAACGTCTCCAACTTCCCTCCGCCTTGCTCATCATCGTTGTAAACCAATGTGCTGCTGAGACGGTAACTGCGGCGAAGCTGCTTGAAGGTGCCCGTGTCGTTCTTGCTTTGCAGAATGGTGGTGTAATCGGACTTGACGTTAATGCGACGTCGGTCAAGCGGGGCCGACATAATATCGGACCAATCCGCATTAAACTGTCCCAGAAACATGATGTCCAAGAACTGCAGCCAGATCACGTTGGAATCACCGGATGAAGGGAAGAGCGTAGTGATCGCCCGGTGAAACCCGTCATTGTTGCCTAAAATCAGGCTGCCTTCGGCACCAGTGCCTCCGCTGGCCAGGTTTGCCGTGAACAGGGATGGACCCTTCCACGTAAAGCATATCCTCCGCCAACGAACCGGATCGTTGGTCTCCAGATGCATATAAATGCGCTCCGTGTAGGACTTCATGTAAGTCTCAGTCGCCGTACGGGTAGCATCATCAGAGATAATGCCTCTATTGGTGGAGTTTGCAGCCAAACTCCGCCCAGTGGCGACAAACCCAAAAGCGTGGATGCGAGCTGACGTCGTAAAACTCACTCCGCCAGGGTTACCCACGTCATCATAAGGGCTCTCCTTCGTATACGGCAACATGGTGTCTAGCTTCTTGCGGCGCGAGACAGCCATAATCTTCTTCGTCAGAGTCCGGGGTCGACGGTAAACACGCTTACGCGCAAACCGTGAAGAAGAACCTCGGTACGAGGTCCTACCCCGCTTCCAGCGGGTCGAGTGCGCGTAGCGTGATCCATAGCGCCTTCGGCGATAAGGGCGTCTTGCGTAAGCCATGATTAGGCAACAGTCGGATATATGCGGATTTAACTGTAAATCCGGGCACCTCCCAGGTATTTATAGGCCACAGGTGTCCTGTGTCCTTTGGGGATAATATTACTTTCCCCAAAGGACATGCCAAGAGAAACTCCATTCGTCGTCAAAAATGTCAAATACCTCCTTCTCACATACGCCCAGGTTGGCGAGGACTTCAACTTTGAGGCCATTGTTGAACTTGCAACAACTCTCGGAGCAGAGTGCATTATTGGACGAGAACAACATGCCGACGGAGGAACCCACTATCATGCATTCCTCGAATTCGGTTCATTCTTCTCCACGAGGTCGTCAAGGCGGTTCGACCTCGGCGGCAAACACCCTAACATCGCTCAGGTCGGCCGTACGCCATGGGTTGCGTACGACTACGCTATCAAAGACGGAGACGTTGTTGCGGGCGGTGCTGAACGTCCTAGGGACGGACGGGTATCATCTGGAGGGCCGGGAGGCAACGCAGACGACTGGAGGTACATCCTGGACGCGGAATGTCGAGATGACTATTTCGTTCGACTCCGCGAACGAGCACCACGATCTCTTGCCTGCAATTTTCCGAGTCTGTGCAAGTACGCAGACTGGAGGTGGAGACGAACTGTTAAT